AACCTCTTCTTTTGTTATCCTTAAACTCTTCCTTAGCATATAATATATTTTATACAAATATAAGTAAAAAATGTACACCAAACACGCATATAATATTCTAAAATTAGTACAGTCGAAAAAATGTACACTATGGAAAAGTAGGTACTATAGTATTAAGTACTGATTTTCTATGCTGTACACTTTTTAAATGACAACACCTTCTCAATGGGTTGTATTATAAACCAAGTGATTGATAGGGTGTATACATTTTGTGAGACTGCTATGGTAGTTATCACGAGACTGCTATGGTAGTTAGGTTATTTCCGCGCGCAACGAATCCAACTCTCAACCGAAAACGCTTTTTTTTGATCTACCCCCAGGCAATTTCTGATCCTTTTTTTCCAACTTTTTAGCTTTTTCCTACCTACTTTTATTTTGTAGGTTTTCTTGCTCCTATCGTTTTACCCTACATTTTTTTAATTCCCTTGTTTGTCGCTTACCCTATACCCTATTTTTTTTGTGCGAATAACAAAAGAAGAGGTTGGATGCAGGACTGAGTTTAATTACTTGTGGGTTTGGCATACGGCTTATGAATGTGTTGATGCAAACTTTTTGTATTTAGGAAATAGCAGAGCTTATTCTTTAGAGCAGATAAAAGAGTATGTGTATAAACTTTGGTATATTAATCCAGATGCAACTATTTATGATATATCTGAAGAAGTGATAAGGATAGTTCATTCTAAATTACATGAAGGTGTATTTGTTTTAGAAAGCGATGTATACGATTTGATAAATGAAATATTCAGTAGTGATATACCAAATGATATAAGCGACATTGTAAAAAAGAAAAGAGTCAAGAATGGATTTAAATATACTACTAAGAAGATAGAGTGGAAGTCGGATGTAAATGGACTACTTGTTTTGAATGAAGAGCAGAGAAAAGAATATGAACTAAGTGATAATAAGGAAGAGAAACTAAAAGAACTATACAAATCAATTAAATTAAAGTACGCTATGAAATGTATCAATAAAGTAAACAAGTCTTGCAATGAAGAAATAGTTGGAACTGCAATAGATGTAATAAGAGAATACTCTAAGGATATAAGTGTATTTCAAATAAGTAAAGAGTCTGGTCTTAGTTTACCAACTGTAAGAAAGTATATTGATTTGATTGCAGATAGATTAGATTGTGTAGAAGGATACAAAGTAATTAGAAACGCAAAGAAAGAAATCAAGGATAATAAAATGATTCAGTTGATAGAAGCGTGCAAGAAACTTAAATTAGAAAACAAGAAAGTAAATAAGATAAACTTGAATAAGGAAACAGGAATATCAAGAATTACTATAAACAACTACTGGGAAGAATTAAACGATTACCTTAACAAACTCTCCCTTTGAATTTTCTAGGATAGTTAGATTGTGTTTCTTATCTAAATTGTGTAGGATCTCATTAAGATTCTGAAAAGAAAATAGATTCACAAACTGCTGAATACCAATATTAGAGCCTCCTTGTTCCAGGAAGTATTCGTACAATCCTTCATAGGATTTGCTATTTCTTGCTTTGATGTATGTATCTTTCATAGAACAAAAATACTTAAAAAATTAATATAACTTTGCAGTAAATTAATCGCTAATAAATTATCTGATGAAAGCAAAAGCTAAAAAACCAATGATGGCAAAGCCAATGATGAAAAAAGGAGTTGCTCCTAAAACTGCTGGAATGAAAAAAGGAAAATGCTAATAACATATCTTTTTTAAGATTAAAATGCTGTCTAATTTAGATGGCATTTTTTTTATAAATTTGTGAGAAACAAAACAAAAACAAAATGAACGCAAATAACAATCCTTACTTGTTCATGAACAACATTAGAAATGAAGTTAGACTTCCATCTCCAATGTTAATGGCTTTAATTATGTCTTGCAAATTTAACGGAGAAGTATATACTAATGGAGATTCTTTTATAGTTAATATAGATGGAAAATACTTTGACTGCTTTAATGAAGTAGACTTAGATAACTTTGATGCATATGTTAAATTTGACACATTATCATTACTAACTATAGCAGACTTATACGATGACATTAAATGGTTTTTCATAGAACAAAGCAGAGATGAATATTACGATGATTTTTATTTGAACTAAAATTGTAACTTTGCATCTTAATTAAAAAACTAAAAAAATGAGAAGAGTAGATATTGATTTAATAGCTCCAAATGTTTTTCAACACGCTGATTCAGAAGCAGGAATATTTTTTTCTAATGATGTAAAAGTTAGAACTAAAGGAGATTTGTTTATATTAAAAGTTGATGGAGTAGATTATCAGTATGATGTTGCTAATGAAGCAGTTGTTTTTAATGGAAATCCTTATACAAATGTTGCAACATTAATAACAGATTTAGTAGCAGCAGGCTATGCAAATTTTAATTCGGGAGGAGCGTCTCCCCAATATGTAGATATAGATTTAACTTCTTCTAGTTATGATATTTTAGATTATGGGATTTATCAAATAAAATTTGGAAACACAGCAGGAACATATACATTAAATATGCCTGCTCCAGAAAATTTTGGTGGTAAAATAATTACTATTGTAAATACATCTGCTCAAGAAGTTGTTTTTGGAGGAGCTGATCGTTATAATAGAGGAACAGCAACTAGTTTTGCTAGATTAACAGTTGGTCAATATGCTCAATTTGTTTCTATCAATAACCAGTGGAGAGGATTTGTACTATAGTTTTAAAATACAAATATTTTTAAGACCTAATTTACGTTAGGTCTTTTTTATATCTTTGTATTATGAATATACAATTACAAATTTCGTTAAACAAATTATTATTAGGCATTAGCTTTCAAGAATATGGGAGTTGGTGTGATTATAATAAAGTAAATATATACATACTATTTTTTAAACTCACTATTAGTTGGTAATATGGCAAAATCAAAAGAATACTACGATAAGAATCCTGCCGCTAAGGCAAAGAAAGACGCTTACAACAAAGAGTTTAATAAGAAGCCTGCTCAAAGAAAAAAAAGAAGTGAGTTGGTTAAAGCCAATAGAGACAAAGGTACTTATGGTAATGGAGATGGTAAAGATGTTAGTCATACATCTAAAGGACTTGTCTTGAAAAAGGCATCAGTCAATAGAGGTTCTAAAAAAGATTCTCCAGGAGATAAAAGAGCAAGAGGTAAAAAATAAAGAAAGCAAAAATGAAAAGCAAAAGTAAAGTAAATGAAGCTGGAAATTATACAAAGCCAGGAATGAGAAAAACTTTGTTTAATAAAATCAAAGCAGGCTCTAAAGGTGGGGATCCTGGAGAGTGGTCTGCTAGAAAAGCACAGTTACTTGCTAAAGAATATAAAGCAAAAGGAGGAGGATATAAATAATGGCACTATCTAAATCACAACAAAGTTTAAAGAAGTGGACTTCTGAAGAGTGGATGACTTCTGGTACAGCAAGCAATAAAAAGAAAGGTTCTTCTAAAGAAGTTAAGTCTGAAGGTAAGAAAAGATACTTGCCAAAAGCAGCTTGGGATTCTTTATCTTCAAAAGAAAAATCATCTACAAATAAAGCCAAAGCTGAAGGAAATAAAAAAGGAAAACAATTTGTTAAACAACCTAAAAGCATTGCTAAAAAAGCATCGAGATTTAGATAATTAAAATATATAAACATGGCAACAGATAAAAGCAAAATGAAATGCAATAAACCAGTTCCTTCTAGTAGACCTGAAAAGAAGAAAATGGTAAAAGCGTGTGCAAATGGAAAAGAAAAACTAATTCATTTTGGTGCAAAAGGATATGGTAATAATTATTCAGACGCTGCTAGAAAAAGTTTTAAAGCAAGACATAGTTGTAGTACGGCAAACGATAAATTAACAGCTAGATACTGGGCCTGTAAAAACCTATGGGCAGGACCTGGAGGATCAACAACTTCAAATCCTAAAAATAGAAAAGGAAAGTATTGATGAAATAATATAATTTCTCAATAATCTAATTTAATTTAATTGAAATGATAAAAGCTAAGACTGAGGTAGACGATAGTTTATCTTATAAGGAATGGGCATGGAAGGAAAAGACAAGACAGCTATTAGAAAAAGAAGAGAAGATATTAAACGGAGTACCTAAGAAAGAAATCTATAGCTACAAAAAAACACAAGCATATCAAGATAGACTAAAGCAAGAAGCCGAATCGGAATATGCGTTATATAATTCTTCCGTAAACGGATATAAGAGAAAGAAGAACAGACCTATAGTAAACACAGCGAAAAAAGAATTTGACTTTTTAAAATACTATAGACTTGTAATATACTGGGCATCAAGACAATACGAAATGACTAAGGCTGACTTAGAGTTGATGTTCTTTTTATACAACGAAAAACCTTTTACTAAATCTCAATTTGAAGACTATTGCTATATAATGATTTGGGATAAAAGTAGATTTGACAAGTATATAGAAAAAGGATGGATTGTTGAATATGCTTTTAGAGGAGAGCTTGGAAGATCTAATTCAGTTCCAATATATAAGTTATCATTCATGTCTAAGAGGAGAGTAAAAGCTATTTATGATAGACTAACTCTTAGAAACTTAATCTCTGAAGAAGGAAAGAACACTAAGATATTCCAGAAGAAAGTAGGATACAATGACAAGAGATATGCTAAGGCTATTAGAGAAATGAATGTCAAGGCAAGGGAAATGAGGAATGGAGAATCAGATTACTACTTAGAAGAAGACATGAAATATGTAAAATAAAAAAAGCCTCAATTAAGAGGCTTTCTTCTTATATAGAAAATACTATTCAACGATAACAATCGCACCATATTCGGCAGCAACCAAAGGTTCTCCGCAATAAGTAATCTTATTGCTTCTATGCATATCGTATACTACAGTATCTCCTTCTTCAATTCCTTCACATAACTCTCCTCTACTAAGAACAATTCCTCTTTTGAACTTTTCGTTCTTAGTATCTGATGTTACAATCAATCCGTAAGAATTTTCTTTTTCTTCTTTAATTTCTCTAATAATTACATTTCCTAAAATTGCTTTCATACTTACGCTCTTTTAAAATTAATTGTACAACCTAATTGAATTACTTGTCCTGCAACCGATACTGCATTTTCTAATGCACATCGAACTACTCTAGCAGGATCTATAATCCCAGCAGATATCATATCAGTATATTCGTATTTTTTAACATCATATCCAATCCCACTATTGACTTCAATAAGAACATCTTCAACTTCTTTGTTATCAATATCTGCATTACTAAGTATTTGTCTAAAAGGAGATTTAATGCTTTCTTGCAAAACGTGGTAACCTACTGATTTAGAGTTGTTTGGAATTTTTAATTGAAACGATGCATCATATAAAGCAAGTCCTCCTCCTGGAACAACTCCTTCTTTGATTGCAGAATTAACAGCGTGAATAGCATCATCTACTCTATCCAATCTTTCTTTCAATTCTACTTCAGTTGCTCCTCCAACTTTTACTATACTAATACTAGAAGATAACTTAGCAATTCTATCTTTTAAGAAATCAATTGTTAATTGAGATGTTTGGTCTTCAATATGTTTTTCAATCTCTTTTATTCTTAATTGAATACCTTCAGAAGTTGATTCAGGCAGCTCTAAGATAGTTTCATCTCTACCAACGATACATTTATCTACTTGACCTAAAATATCCAATCCTAAGCTCTCTAAATGCGTTGCAGATAATGTATCAATATATGTAGCTCCTGTAGCAATTGCTAAATCTTCCATACATCTTTTTCTCTTGTCTGTAAACTCATGCTCAGGAGGAGTAATGTGAGCTACTCTTATTTTTCCTTGCATATTATTTACTAAAAGAATTTGTTTTAATTCGTTACTTAAATCAGCAACTAATAAAAGTTCTTTTTTGTTTTCAGCAATATGATTGATAATGAATGCGATTTCATTAAATGCTTTTAACTCTCTATTGCAAATAAACACTAATGGATTGTTTTTAAACTCACAAATCATTTTCTCTCTGTTGTTAGAGAATCTCTCATCAGAGTATCCTCTTTCAATTGGCATACCAGAAGTTGTTTTTACATAGCTTTCAATCTTCTCAGATGGTTCGTATGTTACAACTCCATTTTTGCCTGCTTCTAAGAAAGCATTTGCAATTAAGGATCCTAAATCTTCGTCATTGTTTGCAGATATGTTTGCAATATCAAAAAAGAAATCATCAATAACTTCTTTAGATTTGCTTTTTACAATATCAACTACTTGTTTTGTTGCTTCTTCAATACCATTCTTTACATCAATTGGAGAAGCTCCTTTACTGATTGCTTCCTCAGCTCTGCAAATAATATCTCTAGATAAAACTGTAGTAGTTGTTGTTCCATCTCCAGCTTGATCTACTGTTTTTTGAGATGCTTGTTTAATTAACTCTGCACCACAACTTTCAACTGCATCTTCTAAGAAGATAGCTCTTGCTACAGATACACCATCTTTTGTTATTGATGGCAATCCTCCAGTTCCTTCAATTAAAACTGTTTTCCCTCTATAACCTAATGTAGAACCAACTGCATCAGCAACAATGTTGATTCCATTTAAAACTTTTTCTTTGGCAGTATTGCCAAAATTAATCTCTTTAACTATCATTTTTTATGTATTTAAATTTAAATGTTGGACAAATATACAATAATTACAATATAATTATGTGCGAAATTTATTCTCTGCTATTTAGTATCTTTGCATTGATAAAATTACATATTTTGAATTATATAAATGAAAACATTAAACTATATATTTGTAAGCCTATTACTATTTTTTGCCCCAATTAATGGGTTGCTTATAGCGGTAGGAGTATCAATTGCATTAGATACATTTACTGGTATTTTTAAATCAGTAAGACTTAATGGATGGTGTAGTATAAGAAGCAGAAAGTTATCTGAACTTGTTTCAAAAATGCTTTTATATGAAGTATGTATTTTGCTTCTATTTCCAATAGATCATTATCTATTAAATGAATTTACATTAATGTTGTTTGGCTTTAAATATATGTTTACTAAAATATGTTCGATTGTATTAATATTGATAGAGCTAATATCTATTAAGGAAAACATAGAAGAAGCTATGAACTTAAAGATATGGGTTATTCTTAAAAACTTATTAAAGAGAACAAAAGAAATTAAAACTGATATAAATGAGATTACAGGATAAGTATAAATCATTATTCAATAAGTATGGTATAAATACTCCTTTGAGGATTTCTCATTTTATGGCTCAGATAGAGCATGAAAGCGGATTAAAGCCTGTAAGTGAAAACTTAAACTATTCAGCAGAAAGACTATTAATTGTTTTTAAAAACTACTTTACAAAAGAATCTGCTTTAGCATATGATAGAAAACCTATTAAAATAGGATCTAGAGTGTATGCTTCTAGAATGGGTAATGGAGATGAGCAATCTGGAGATGGATATACTTATAGAGGAAGAGGTTTTATTCAAATAACAGGGAAAAGTAATTATAAGAGTTTGTCTGATGATACTGGAATTGATTTTGTAAAAACTCCAGATTTATTATTACAAGAAGTTCATGCTATGGTTTCTGCTCTTTGGTTTTGGAAAAAAAATAATTTAAATACTCACGCTGATAGAGATGAGATTGTTACTATTACAAAAAAAATAAATGGTGGCACAAATGGGATAGAACATAGAAAAGAATTATTAGCTAAGTATAAAAAAGAAAACAATATATAGATGGCTAGAATAAGTACATATCAAGTAGATACTAATGTAACTGGTGCAGATATATGGATTGGTACAGATGGTAATGATAATAAAAAGACTAAAAACTTTAGTCCAAATATTCTTGCTAAATACTTAAATGAAAATGAAGTAATATCTACTGCTAATTCTTTAAGATACCGATATGACACTATAGCTTCTGGAGATAGCAGAAAACCTGGAACAATATCTTTTCAAACCGAGATAGGAGCTAATGTAGCATTCTCTTCTCTTACAACATTTATATTAAGCAATAAAACTTTAGGAAGCACTACAGTAGATGCTTTCTTAAATATACTTCCAAACACAAGAATATTAATTCAGAATAGTTCCAACATAAACTTTTTTGGAATATACTTTGTAAACTCTGTAACTCCACATCTTACAGAGACTGGATACTATGTAGTTAGCTTGACATACGTTAGTGGTAATGGTAATCTATCTGAAGACATGGATTACTTAATCCATTTAATAGAATACAAAACAGTTGACACTCCAACACCTACATTACAGAGTGTTACTGACGAAGGAGATACAACAACAACTACCGTATATTTAAATGGAGGTGCATTATCTGATTCAACAAACGAGCAGGCTTTATTTCAACCAGATTTAATATCTACCGTTAATAAAAATACTGGTTCTGGAGTTGAACTTAGCTCAACTGGATATGTAGGCATATCTCCTGATGGTGTAGTTGGCGGATATTTTGCAGCTGAATATATAACAGAAGATGTTACATTACAAGTTCCAAATAAACCTTCAGGCACTTATACAATAGCAACTACTGCTGATATTCCTACTGTTACAGGATATATTCCATACACAGGCGCAACGCAAGACGTTGACTTAGGCGAATACGAATTAAAAGCGGGGCAGGTTGAGTTTGACCAAACACCAACAGGAACTGCGGGAGTTGCAACGACTCGATGGAATGATACAATCGGAACGACTGAAACGACTTTAAAAGGCGGCAGCGTAGTACTAAAAAATGGGGTTGATTTGGTTGCACGTGTAGTGAATAAAGTTACACCAAACACAACGCTCACAAAAGCAGCATATCAAGCGGTAAGAATAAGCGGGGCGCAAGGTCAACGCTTGGCCGTTGCATATGCTCAAGCGAATAACGATAACAACTCAGCCGATACAATCGGAATTGTTTGCGAAACGATAGCGACAAATCAAGAGGGTTTCATTTTAACCGTTGGCCAATTAGAGGAGATTAATACAACAGGTAGTTTACAGGGCGAAACGTGGGCCGATGGCGATGTACTATATTTATCGCCTACAACTGCGGGGAGATTGACTAACATTAAGCCAACAGGCGCAACAGGTCACATCGTTGTAATGGGGTATGTGGAATACGCTCACGCAGTACACGGTAAGATTTACGTTAAGATTATGAACGGATGGGAGCTTGACGAACTTCACAACGTATTTATAAATTCACCTGCAAATAACGAGGGGTTATTTTATGACTCAGCCGATTCGCTTTGGAAAAACGAAACGATTGCAAGTGCATTAGGATACACACCCGTAACGGATGCACGCACAATTAACACAACTGCGCCACTAAGCGGAGGCGGTGATTTAACTGCAAATCGAACGCTATCAATAACGCAAGCGAGTACGTCAACCGATGGCTATTTAAGTTCAACAAATTGGAATACATTTAATAATAAATTTACACTTCCCGCACTCACAAGCGGCAGTGTTTTATTTTCAAATGGCACGACCATAGCGCAAGACAATGCGAACTTATTTTGGGATGACACGAATAATCGTTTAGGTATTGGAACGGCAACGCCAACAAGCAAATTTGAAGTAACAGAACTTATTCCAAATTCAATGCCCGCTACTTTTAGATATAATTCAGATTATTATTTAGGCATAGGATATAATCGTATATTATCAACATTAACGGGTGGGGCATCTTTTAAAGTTGGGACAAGTGCTTTAAGTGATTTATTTTTTGTAACAAATAATACAGATAGATTATTAATTAAATCATCAGGTAATATTCTAATAAACACCACAACCGACGCAGGGTTTAAATTAGACGTAAACGGCACGGCGAGGGTGCAGGGGGAATTAACTGTTAATACTGTTAATATTGGTTTAGGTGGTGGAGCGCAAGCCAATAATGTTAGAGTTGGAACTTCTGCATTAGCAAGTAATACAACAGGTAACTCAAATACTGCAATTGGTTCTTTTACATTTTTCGCATTGCAAACAGGAAGTAATAATACTGCAATAGGTAGAAATGCAGCAAGTTCAATTGTAGGAAATGCAAGTATATCAGCAGTAGGAGCTTTTGCTTTTTTAAATTTAAACTCAGGTAATGATTCAATTGGATTTGGATTATCAGCCGCAAGGTTTTTAGCGGATGGAACAACTTCTGCAACAAGTTTTTCGAATGGTGTATATTTAGGTAACTTATGCAGAGTTAGTGCTAATAATGCGACAAATGAAATTGTTATAGGTCACTCAGCAATAGGAGCAGGAAGTAATACTGCAACACTTGGTAATACATCAATAGTAAACACAATTTTAAGAGGTAGAGTAAATATTCAACAATACGCAACAGGCTCACGACCTACTTATGTAAAAGGTGCTTTGATTTACGATAGCACTTTGGGCAAATTAGTAGTAGGTGGTGCAACAGGTTGGGAAGTAGTAACATCAGTATAAATAAATAAATAATGGCAAAAATTCAACCGATTAATTTCCCTTTCACAGGCGAAGCGACACAACTAAAAGTTTTAATCCTTAACTTTCCAACCGATGCAAACACTTGCACAACTTACAACGAACTTTTAACCGAAGACGGTGTAATGTGTGCAAATTGGAATTACACGTTAACCGATGCTGAATTTGCAGATTGGGGAACAGACAACACTTGGGTAGAACAATGTGTTGCAAACGACAAAAACATAACTATAATAACATATTAAAATGGAAGAATTAAATCTAATCAAACAAGCTCTTGAGATTGCAACTCAGAAAGGTGCATTCAGAATGAATGATGTAGTGGCTATTTATCAAGCCATAGCTAAACTTGAGGAAAGACTCAAAGAACAAGAGTAATGGCTGCAAAAACAAATACTAGTACAAAGTTGGATGCTACAAAAGTATCTCGACCTGGAGTTCACGCAAAGAAGAAGACTAGCAAATTAAAGACTAGCAAGAACTATAAGAAGAAGTATAACTCTCAAGGAAAGTAATTATGCCACTAAAAAAAGGAAGTTCAAACAAGGTAGTGAGTGCCAACATTCGATTAGAAATGAAGCATGGTAAATCAAGACAGCAAAGTATAGCTATAGCATTGTCTAAGGCTGGAAAATCAAAGAAAAACAAGCGATAGTTTTAAATAAAAAAAGTTATATTTGCAAAAAAATATAACTATGAAAAATAAAAAAGGAGAAGTTTTAAATTGTAAGTGTTGTAAAAAAGAATTTTACGTTCCTAAATATAGAATAAGCACAGCTAAATTTTGCTCTTTAGATTGTCAAAATCATAAACAATATGATAAATCAAAACATAAGTGTAAACAATGTAATAAAGAGTTTGAAGATAGTCCAAGTCGAATAGGAAAAAGAGTTTTTTGTTCTCAAGAATGTTATTCTGAAAATCAAAGAATACATAAAACAACTCAAGAAAAAAGAAAAGCTAGTAAAATATTAGTTAATAATAAAAGAGGAATAAATTGGAGTGCAAATAATAGAAAGTATGTTTTTGCTTTAAAACCAAAAAAATGTGAAAAATGTGGTTATGATGAATATGATTTTTGTTTAGATATACATCACATTGACATGAATCCAAATAATAATGATATAAGCAATTTAGCTGTGTTATGTGTTATTTGTCATAAAAAATTACATAAAGGAATTATAAATTTTTAAAACTAAAAAAAAGAAATAAAATGAAAAAGAAAGTATCAGAATACGGAGGAAAAGAAAAATATGCTTCTAAAGCTGCAATGAAAATGCACGAAAAAAAAGAAGGTAAAAAAGTAGAAGCCAAAGAGAAAAAAATGTTTCTTAAAAAGAAAAAATAATTATATGAATTTTGATTTACTAAAAAAATACTGGATACATATATTTTGTTTAATATTATTAATCATTATATATTTTTTATTTAATTCTACTAAAAATTTAGAAAAAGAGAATGAAGGTTTAAAAGGTAACATTTTAGTAAATCAAAGTTTATCTGATCTTTATCTTTCTCAAATAAAATCAAGAGATGCTAAGATTTTGAACTATGTAACTAAGATAGATAGTTTAGAAAAAGAAGTAGTAAAGTATGAAGAGAACATTAGAGTTATTAAAAACAATTCTAATAATAAAGTTAAAGAAGTAAGTAGTTATAATACTACTCAAATATCTAATTACTTTAAAAGCAGATATAGTCCAAAAAATTCTATATCAATTATAGGAAATAAGTTGGCTTTAGAAGATACTATATCAAGACAATGTATTACTGATTTAGTTAAAGGAGATTATGTTCGTGCCGAATTAAAAGAAACAAATAAAGTATTAAACGTAGTTAAGTTTCAATCAAGAATAAAGGATTCTACTATTGTTATTTTAGGAGAGCAAAAGGATAAGTTATTTATGGTTGTTAAATTAAAAGATTCTACTATAGGATTGCAAGAACAAATCATTAAGAATAGTGATAAGATAATAAAGAAAGAAAAAAACAAAAAAACTTTTTATAAAATAACGACTATTGCTGGAGCTTTAGTTAGTGGATATTTACTTTTAAAATAAAAAAAATGGCAAGAATTAAAACTTATGTATTAGATACAGTTGTATCAGAAAAAGACATTGTTATAGGTAGTGATGCTGAAAACTTAGGAACTACTAAAAACTTTGAGGTTGGTGTATTAAGAGATTTTATAGTTAGTGGATTAGGTCCAAGTGTAGGAGGAACTTTGAAAATAACTGAGTTAATTGATACAAACAATAACACTACACCACAAGCATTTATTAATAGCTTAACTCCTACATATACTGTTTCTTCTTATGAAGTAGTTGTGGTTACATTAAATACACAGAAATTTTTATTAAAACTTCAAAATGTAACTGTAGGAGTTGGACAAACTCCAACTATTTCAAGTAATTTTATTTCTCTTACATCTTCTTTGTCAGGAACATTAAATTATCTTCCTAAATTTACTCCAGATGGAACTGCATTAGGAAACAGTTCAGTTTATGATAATGGAACAAGTGTTGCTATTGGAACTACAAGTCCAAATGCAAGTTCTTTGTTAGACTTAACTTCTACAAGTAAAGGATTTCTTCAGCCAAGAATGACTACAACCCAAAGAAACGCAATATCATCTCCAACTGAAGGATTAACTATTTTTAATACTACTACCCATAAACCAAATTACTATAACGGAACTTCTTGGATTGAATTACAAGAAAATTCAGTAAATGGTACTTTAAATAAAGTAGCAAAATTTACTCCAAATGGAACTGCGTTAGGGGATAGTGCTATTACTGATGATGGATATAGCGTTCTTATTTCTGAACCAACATTTATTACTGGAACTCCTGCAACAGATAGTCCATTAGGGGTTGAACTTTTAACATCAAGCAATTGGACATCTACTGGATGGTCTGGAAGTTTTTCTTTAGGATTTACTCATACTCCTGGAAATACTAATGTGTTAAGCAATACTTTAGCTGCTATTATTGATACATATTATCAAATTTCATATCAAGTAATTGATAAAACAGTTGGAAGTATTACTATTAATTTTGGAGGTCAATCTAGATCGGTGTCATCTAATGGAGAAAATGCATTTGGCCCTATAGCAACTACTACTGGAAATTTAACTATTACCCCAGATAGTGCTTTTGATGGTAAGGTTATTATTTCGATTAAACAAATAAATACTTCTTCTCCGTTATTATCATTAACAAATAGTAATAATAATGGAAACTTGTTACAGGCTAGAGTTGGAACTGGAGATTTAAGAAGTGTTGCAATTGGATACGATGCTGGAAGAAGAATTACAACAGGTAATTTTAATTCTATATTAGGATATAATGCAGGAGCAAATATAACTACTGGAAGTAATAATACTTTTTTAGGATATAATACAGGAAACGCACTAGTAACTGGTTCTTTCAATTTGATGTTAGGTGCTGGAGCAGGCCAAGTAAATACTGGAGCATATAATACATTTGTTGGCGCTTATTCTGGATTGTCAAATACTACAGGAACAAGCAATACATTTGTTGGATATAATACAGGTTCAACTTCATCTGGAAATTCAAATACTTTTTTAGGTAATTCAGCAGGATCTACATTAGGAGCTGTAGTTTCTGGAAGCAGTAATACGGCAATAGGAGATTCTTCATTATCAAATTTAAATTATGGTGGAAGTTTTAATGTTGCTTTAGGTAAAAATGCTGGTAGAAATATTGGTGTTCCTGGAACAAGCGCATTATCTGAAGCTAATCAAAGTTTGTTTTTAGGAGCTTCTTCTAGACCATCAGCAGATTCTCAAACTAATCAAATTGTTATCGGATATGATTCTGTTGGATTAGGAAGTAACTCAGTTGTATTAGGAAATAATTCTATAACACTAACTTCATTAAGAGGTCAAGTTGGAATTGGAACTGATGCGCCAGTTGCTACAGCTAAAGTTCAAGTAGATTCAACTACTCAAGGATTTTTACCTCCTCGTATGACTACAACGCAAAGAAATGCAATTACATCTCCTGCTGTTGGCTTAGTTGTATTTGATACTACACTAGAGCAATTGTGTGTAAGAACATCATCTGCTTGGACCACATTAACTTAGGAATAAGAAATATAAGGCAAGTAATTATATTTGCCTTATATTTGCTTTGAATTTAAATTTAATCAAATGAAACAAATAAGAAAAATCTCTATAGGAGATAATTTAAAAGAGGCTATTCATTATCAAGTTGGAAATAAAAATATCCACTATATAGTTAAAAATGATAATTACTTTGATGTATATCTTATTGACAAAGATGAAGTTCAACTTTGGAAAACTTTTCAAGAGAGAGTAGTTTGTCATATAGAATATATATTAGATTAATATGAAAAGTCCTTTATTTTTTATTGTAAAGCCAAAAGGTTCTCAGTACGTTAGTAATGGAGATTCATTGATTAGCAATGTTTCAATAGAAGATGGAAGAAATGTAAATAGAGTAGGAATTGTTCACGCAGTTCCTGCTCAATATACTGGGATAGTTAATATTGGAGATGAGATTATAGTTCATCACAATGTTTTTAGAATAACATATAATCAAGCAGGTATTCCAACGCATTCGGGTAACTACATAAAAGACAATATGTATTATGTATATCCAGATATGGTGTACTTAGTTATAAAGCCAAATGGAGAGAAAATAAGTATAGATCCGTTTGTTTTTGTAGAGCCTATAATAGAAGATGGAGATGAGTTATTAAATACTGGTATATTAAAGTATGGTAATTCATTTACAAAACAGAATAATATAAAAGAAGGAGATAGAGTATTTTTTAAAGATTTCAGTACACATGAGTTTACTTTTGATAATGAAAGACTTTATAAAATGAAAAGCAAACAAATATTAGCTATATGTTAGGATTATCAAATGATATAGAATTTGCAATCGATAGCATCATAGAAGGCTTAGAGTACGATATTGATATATCTGAAATAACAGCTGATAAGTTTGACTCCGCAATGAAATCTAAAATAGAAAGTTTTCGTTCTGCAAAACAAATGATTCTAAGATGGCAAAATAATCAAAATAG